CTGTTGGGAATGTTGCTGCTTTGACCTTTTCCACTGTGTCTAGTCCTGCTGTCATGTCTCTGAGTGCTTGTCTGTAAACTCTCCACTCTGCTTGTTTAGGGCCAGCAATCTTTTCGTCACGACTTTGGATACTTTGCTTTCACTGCCGCGCGTTTTGCATCCACCATCTACCCCGGTTTCTCAGGCCATGTGACCCCGGTGAAGTTACCGTCCTTATCATATTTAGGTTTGGCAGTACTGGGAAGGTCACGCAATGCTTGACGATAGGCTTTTCGCTCATCACTAATCGGTATGTCAGAACTCGCCCACCAGTCAGTCTCGGCAAGTTTCACATTTCTGCGCTTACGCAATTTCTCCATCGGCCAGCCAGTAAGAATTTCCTCCTGCCTTGCACTCAGAACAGATTTTGAAATAGCTTTCTCGGGGTCACGCCAAACAATACTCTCATAACTGCTTCCGCAGCTCTCCCACAAACCGGGGGCAAGTTCGTCTAATGCGACTGATTGTGAATCTGCAAATTTAATTTCGTTCGTCATAAGATAATGTCAGTTGAAGCATTGTCTGATAATTCATGGATAATCCCAATACTAATTCCACGTTCATAGCCATCATCATCACTATTTCCACTTCCAGCCCCATTATAAGTTCGGTTTAAAGTAAATGATTGGTCGCTGCCCGGATGATACTGCAACTCGTAATATACTGACGATGCTGACCCCGGTTTATCATAATAAACAATAAAATCGGTTTCCAGAGTTGAATCTTGATTTTGTCCATAATCAGAACCACCAAGGCCCGACTCGTCTTCGTCACCGAAAACCGAATTATACCCTTCAAATCCACTAGTAGTCACAAGAGAACCATTTTTAAATACTCGCCAGTTTCCGTTTGAACTCCACTCTTTTGACACTCTCCATTGACACATTAGTATACTATTCGCGTTGTGGGGTGTAATTGTAAGTCGTAATACACTTAGCACTGCATAAGCCGCATAAACAACATCATAGGTATCATATCGAATCATCTTTGTTTGAATCACATGACCAACAGGAAACACAACACTCCCCAACGACACATTGTCCATCGAAACCGAACTCCCCAACGACACATTGTCCATCGAAGAGATAATACCGCTACGTCCTGAATTTATTAGTCCTGACACAACTTTCCTTTCATCAAGTCCAGTCTTGATCAATATATGTTAAAGTTACATCAAAATCATCTGATGTATGAGTCTGACTAAAACTCAACTGTTGTGCAACAGATCCCCCTTGTGCCGCAAGCGCAATCTGATATGCAGCATCCCCGAATGCCCCACTAATACCAGTGGGTTCAAAACCAAAAAACGAGAACTTATCATTCCAGATGAATGTTTGTCCCACTTGTGGATTCCCCCGGCAGATTTCCATGGTTTGTGCAGACACACCAGCATGAGAATCCCACCCAATCAAACTGAGGGTAAACGTGTCTGATGTTGCATTAAGAACATTACAAAGAACAGTCACACTAAGAATAGAGTATATGTGATGTTGTGCGCCCAGAATCAAAGTTTGAGTCGCATCCACATCTTTAAAGATATGAGACTGTAGTGTTTCTGATCCTCCTCCAGTTGGAACTGCCATTTTTTCTCCTGTTGTTTATAGTCCGAGAAATAGTGCTTGGTGTGTGGACGACTGTAAGAACGCCCCCTTTTGCTTGAACTTCTTATCTGTTGCAGATACTAAATCCCCAGAGAAAATAGCATCCCCAGAGAAAGTGACATTCCCAGAGAATGTCCCCCCTGCACCTGCTGGGACCATATCTGCCAGAGTAAATGTCTTATATACCTGAACATTCACAACATCCCCTGCTATCAAGGCAGATGCGAAGGTGACGGTATTAGGAGTAGTAAGATGATAATCGTTTGCGCCCCCACTTGAGACAGGTAACTGTAGAACCCCATTGAGATAAACCTGAACTGATTCTGCTGAACTAAATGCAAGTGTGGCCCCATTCTGATCTATCCCTGCATTTGAAACAACACTGCCTACTGGGGCTCCAGCGTCAGTTCCTACTGTATACTGAAACTCCAGTATAGTTACATTTGCAGCAGAAGATGCAGATATCCATTTTGCTTGTGAAACACTGTACACCCGCATTTCTGAATCAGTGTCATTGAAGTAGAGCAACCCAGCAGTGAGAGCAGTACCATCATTATCAAATCCCGGTCCATCTTTAGCTATATTGTATTCCCCCTTAACACCATGTGCAGAGAACGCTACAACCTGTGAAGACAGTGTAGTGTCCATATTCTCGCTTATCGTAATATTCGCAGAATCAATCGCTATTACATTAGCATTCGCAGGGAATCCACTTGCAGCAGATGTCGCCTTCTGACCTACTGTTATTCCTGTTGCATCAGAAACAGCAATGACACTGGAGTCTTGTGACCAACTCCCAGTAATCCCAGCAGGAAGACTAGTCCCCCAATACCATGTATGCGTAGGTGTCCCAGCATCAGCCCAAGCAATCGCAGCCCCTGCTGGTGCAGCAGATACCTTAAAGTCGTTTGGGTTTCTATCTCTTACATAGTAATTTGTTTCTACAACAAGTCCGTCTGGAAGATCAGCGTTACTTGTTGCAACACGAATAGCATCTCCATTTGATAATCCATGAGCATTACTTGTAAGCAACAAATCCGGGCTACCATCACTCGCAACAAAAGTTCTATCCAGACTGTTCCCTAAGTACTTATCATCAAACGAATCAAAAACGGCCCCAACTGCTGCTGCACTTGCAGTTGCTGCAATCTGACTTGCTTGCGCCTTAGCAGAATAGTGTTTTGCAGAGTATTCTGATGCATTAACCTGCGAGTCTTCTGCAAGTGATGCCCAATCCTTTGCGGAACCACCTAGTGTAGCCCCTGTCATTGAGGCACCCTGTGACCAGTTCTTAGCAGAACGGTCATTAGTCCCCGCCCCATCAACTTGGTCTGCATCCTGTGCCCATGACTTTGAAGATCCCCCAGTAGATGCAGCAGTACCCTGCGCATATTCTTTAGCAGAGAACTCAGCAGTATCTACCGGACCACCTGTAGTAGTTGCCCACTCTTTAGCTGCTCCACGCTCCAATGTAGTTGTAATCCCAGTTCCGCCTACTGCCCAGGCAAGAGCAGAATAACTATTAACGGCAGTACCCCCATCAACACCCCCATTTGCCTTAGTCGCCCAATCTTTAGAACTACCATGATCTGCTGTAGTTGTTATCCCTGTTCCCCCAACAGCCCATGCCTTTGAAGAGTGTTCTACTGTATCTACAGCACCGTCATCCTTGGTGGCCCAATCCTTTGAAGAACCTCGATTTGCTGTAGTTGTTACATCAGTACCCCCGATAGCCCATGACTTTGCAGAAAACTCATCCTGAATAACTAATGTCCCAGTTCCAGCACTAATAGGGGCCGTCACCGACCCAGAATCAGTAGCAGACAACGTCATAGTTGTAGTCGATGGGACTGTCTTCACATAGTAAGGTATACTCTGAATCTTAGTATAATGCCCAGCAGCAGCAGATGGGTCTTGAGCAGTCAACCCAGTTGGTAGTACTAAAGAAGTGAGTGCAGTTCTCCCAAGTACAGTATTAACAACCATACGGAATCTTATCTCTGTAAAAGGAGATGTTACTGTAAAACCATGTGGCTGAGTAAATGTTATTATATTAGACTCTATATTAGGATCTCCATCATCTGCTTGGCTTCTTGTGTCTTTGGGGACAAACCCAGTTGTTTTAGACGCCCAATCAAAAGCCTGAAGCGCACTATGCTTAGAGGAATACCCTGAAGTCCCTGTTGATAAATCAGTAAACTTATTGTGTCTTGCGCGATTCGCCCAACTCTCTGCATCTTCACCCCCAGTAAATATCTGCCAGTTTGAACTTAGAGTAACGGTTGCAGTTCTAGAACTAGTTGGCTCCGTAAATACAAGCGTATCTGCATTGTCATACCCGCTTCCCTTCCCAGCATCTCCTGTTCCAACATTATCAGGGAGTGTGATTGTAACTACTGGGGTGGCATCCGCACTAGTTGCAATCCCAACCTTCAACCCTGCCCCGTTAGTTACAGAAGCTGCTGTCTGCTCTACATCAGTATGTGTGGCAGATCCAGTCCAGTTAGCACTAAGCGAACCCTCTGCAACACTTGGAGTAGTATCAATAAGCGTGAAGACTATTGGAGTTAAATCAGTAGTAGAGGTGTGTGACGCAACACAAATATAAATATTCCCGTTAGTGTATCTGATTAAGTCATTTACATTATAAACCGTTGCAGTCAACCACTCCCCCCTCCAAAGTGCCCCGGTATCCCCCTTTAATCCGGGAGCCCTAATCTCTACGATATTACCCTGTCGCCCGATTGTATTACGAAGACTCATTTTAATACCCTTTGTGAGAGATAGGCGTGACCTTCCATAATTCTAGTAATAGAAGCAACATCAAATAGCTCGACTTGATACACTGCCCCCTCAAATTGAGTGGGTGTGTAATTATTTGTGGTCGCACCCGTTATCGCAATTGAGATGTTAGGGACAGTCGCCCCCATAGTAACAGTGGCGTGTTTTAGTAAACTTCCAGTATCGTCAGATGGGGTGTCACTACCCGAACTCCCCCAAGCAATCAAATCCCCGCTGATACTTTCTCTTATCTGTATTCTAGCACTAAATCCAGACGAAAGATCTATTGTCGTATCGTTGGAGTCCTTATAATCCAACATCATGGCAAAGTCAGCGCCTTCCTCAACTGTGATATCGAAACTACCTGCACTCATCTTGCCACCCGTATCCTAAGCTCATTCCTNCCGCCCCCTATACTCCCAGAGTTTAGACCCTCGTTTCTTTGTGCNTCCCCAACCAAGCTCAGAAACCTCCCTCTGAACATATTGGACTTGTCCACGTTCCTTAGCTGACTCTCCTTGAGGTAAGCACGGNCTAGGGCGCCATATACTAGGGCCTCATGGAAAGATTCTGGTATCTGTGGGGNTTCGGTATCTAAAGTCATCTTCGTGGGGNTTAAGACCCCTCTGATGATGAATCCNTGTGACACCTTNGTTGNNGCATCCTTNTCNANGTAAANGTGTTCNGGTTCACTTGGGAGNGGNAANANNCTGAANCTTGATGCAGATCGTTCTGATATGACTACAGCCTCAAGCTTCCCTTGAGAGTCTCTCCACTTCTTTGGGTAGTAGGATGAGTTGATCGTATAGAAGGGAGATGGAGTTGCTCCGAGTGCAGTCTGAACCATGCGAACCCCACCTGATCCCGAATTTGCTGCCCTGTCCAGATCACTCTGTGTGTAAATGGCTAGTTCTCTCCCATCTAAGGTCACACTTGTGATTTCAAGGATTGTGGCTGGCTTCGTGAAGATAGGCCCAGTAGCAACATAATTCACGCTCTCGCTTGCTACTGTCTGTGAGGTGTTCTCTGGGAGGAGATACTCGAATGTGTCGTCAGTAACCACAGTAACTAGATGCCCCCCATCACAGTATGTGTTAGTTGATTCCGATACGAGTACACTGTCCCCAACAGATAACCCATGTGATTCTTCCGCGATTGTAGCAACCCTTCCACTTGCACTGAGAGTTGCTGAGACTGGGTTGGGGATTGGGGGGATCTGAAGGGTAGAAGACTCTGTCTCAGGGATTTTAGACAAGCGGCAAAACTCTAACTGCGCTTCGTTGAGATAGGTGTTAATCTCTGAGTCAGACCATCTCTCGTTGCGCTTCCCTTGCAGATATCTCTCTACGCTTTCGCGCAATTCCTTGCGAGTCATTACTGCTTATTCTTGAAATACTGGATCTGCCTTTCTCTCTCGAGTGCGGCTTCTCTAGTAGGGTATTCCCCAAGTTTTCTGTCGCCCCTCTTTGAATAAAGAACCCATACCGGCTTCTTGCCCTTCCGTATAACCTTGCGTATCATAACAACTCCTACTCAACGACTTCTCAACTGTGCAGTCTGCACCATACCCCCAACTCGTGCAGTATCCGCTTCAACCTCATGTATACCCTGAGTCAAACCATCAAGCTTGGTTTCAATCTTTATCGCAAATATGTTGCTCGTATCCTCCATCTGTTTATGCAGACCTCGGATGGTACTCTGCTGCGATAGTATGATGTAACTCAAAACCCCCAACATCAGCCCCGCGATTCCATGAGTTTCTAGAATCCCGATCAGACTGTCGATCATTCATACCTTGTTTATCTTCAAGAGAGATCATGCAACATGAATCTGCTGACGTTCTGCCCTTTCGCGGATACCCCCTAACTTGACTTTGAGGTCTTGCCCCTTGTCCTTCGGGAGTTTAAGGATTTGCACATCAAATCGGTTTGCTTCGTATTCAACCCCCGGGACTCCCGGCTTTGGTTGGACAATACGGGTTTCCTTTGCGTCAAGTAGGATATTCAAGTACGAAAGTGGTATGGCTCTTCGTGTAGCTCTTGGAATCCAAATTGTATCCCCGTTCAAAGTTACAGACTGAGGATACATATATGCGGCTTGTTCTCCATACCCTAGAACAATCACTGCATACCCTTCAGGGACATCCTTCAAGTCCTTATCCACAGCAGGGGCGATTTGATCACCCGAAGGCACTGTGAACTCAAGTCGCAGATTCTCATCCTTGTGTACATTACTTAGTGGTCTTCTAACCACATTACTTATATTTGCCATCTTCAGGTATTAGTCAAAAACCGGAACTCGATCTGCAAGTAAAGTACTCCCCCAGTGGGTTCTCTGTTGCATTCGATTTCAAGTCTGATCTGGTTGTAACGGTTATCGAGCGGGACATATGAAGTTCCTAGAATGTTCTTCCACTCTCCACATTTTCCCAACTCAGCACCATCTATGTAAAACCCTTTCTCCCTATATGGAGAAACCCTCCCTACATAGGCCTTAACCCCTTCCCCGAAAGGAAGATGGCAAGCAAGCTTTACTTCTGAAGGGAGTGCCCCGGGGACTAACTGAATCTCTTTTCTATAAATGAGATTCGCCTTACCCCCAGAAGCCCTCAACAAGTCATCACGTATGACCCGAATTAATCTGTAGGAGGGCGAACTGTCATTGTAGATGACAACCCGCTCTCCATTATCAGTAATCGAATCACTACTCACGATTATATGACAGAAGCACCACTTTCGATGCGGACAAGCCAGTTCTCTTGGAGAATCTTACAGGTATACCAGTACTGATACCCTACGCTTCCGCGCTGACCAAGTGGATCTTCAGCAGACGCTCGGGGTGATACCACAGTCGGTGTCACAGCGTCTTTCCCAGAAAGGGATACGCACCCAACAGCATCCCTAGCAAATACCAGAGTACTGTAGATGGCGCCCTTAGTAGCATCCGTTGGGCCAGTTTTCAAGTTGGCAACAGCGGCGCTTGTTGAATCTGTCGCAGTGGCAAGAGTGGTCGCAATAAAACGAACCATCCCAACCTTCCCAATTTCCCCAGACATTACAGCACCATAGTTTGCGTATTTCTCAATAGGCACAAACCCAGTGATATTCTCAACGTCAACACGGAGATCAGGGTGACAAATTGCAAAGAAGCCCTCGGCAACTGGTTCGGTATTATACTCAGATGCGGCCTTAACCACACTTGAAATTTTAACCGCATCCTTGTTCTCCAAGGTGCTAACTGCACGACTTATATTCTTAGGAGTCAAATTGGCAGTATATGCAGCGGCAGTGCCATCTGCAATGTTAGTTGCCATAGTCCCAGAAGATCCGCCCGAAGAATAAACAACATTCGTCCCGGCTTTGAATGCGTTATATGCTAACGTATCCATAGACTCAGCCATCTGAATGGCTTGACGCTCAGTAATCTGCTGTACAATCGGATCGGTAGAGAGCGCCAGCATTACATCAGTAATAGGCACCCAACGTCCGTATTGACTCAGAGTCGCTATAATCGTGGTCTGCTGAAGCGTATCAGACTCCGGGGTAACACCTTCACTCAAAGTCGAAGTGTTAACCTGAAACCGCTCGTATCTCCTCCAGCGTACATCCGCACCCTCATGCAAGGGTTTGGTTTCCTTCTGCGCGAAACGCGCCATTGTGACCAGCTTCTTGCTGATCGTCAGAAATTTCTTCTGAATAGTGAATGCATCGGCATCACTTAACTCTCCATACTTCGCTCCAAAACCGGAGGTAGATTGAAGAGTTCCAGTTCCGCCAGCAGCGCCTGTAGTATAAGCCATTATGACCTTTCTTAGTTAGGCATTTATTCTGGATCGGGAATAGAATCCCACAAATCGTCCCCCACTAGCTCACCTCTCGGCTTACTACCCCTTGACTTTTTACCACTTACAAGACCTTGAGCCGCCTCTCTCCGTTGATTCTGGTGTGGAGTAGGGGAAGTCTGCTTCTCTTCTGGAGGGGGTGTCCCGTATTTACGTTGTCCCGCATCAGATTCGAGATAAGCATTGAATACCTCAGCCTTCTCTTCCAAATCACCTTCGCTCATAGCTCGGTAGAACACCTTCTTCGCATTGACAAATTCATAAAAATCGTTGTCGTTGTCGATTTCTCTCCAAACGGCTCCAACCTTTTCGTCTAACTCCTCGAAGGTTTTGTTACGAGTGAAATGCTCACCTAACCCGGTGACTATCTCACGAAGCTCTGCAATTTCCTTCTTTGAAGAGTCATCTGGTTTATCCCCAGATGCAGTCCTTGCTGCTTCTCTTTGAGCAATCTTGTTTGCAATTGCGAATACATCAGGATACTCCTTGAGTATCGTCTGCTCCTCATCACTCCAATACTGCTCATCATCGTATGGATCTGGGGCTTTCGCCGCTTTCTCTTCAATCTCCTTGAGTTTGGCCTTCCCAGCCTCAAAATCTTGAAGCTGTTGTGCCATCTCAAGCTTCTCCAGACGGAGATTATCCCGCTCTTCCTTGAGGGTATGAACTTCATTCCCCCTTCTAGAATGGGATGACTCAAGATTACGGTAACGATCCTCCCAGTCCTCTTCTGGTGGTGAGTCCTCAGAGTCTTCCTCCAAGTCCTCTCCTACATCAGCTTCCTCGATCTCTTCCTCCTCCCCCTCTTCTTCCTCCTCCTCGGGTTCGGGTTCTTCAGGTACGGGTTCTGCCTTAGCAGGGTCTTCACCATACTCTGGGGTATTCCCCCAAAGCTCCTCTGAACTTTGCTGCTCTTCGTCAGCCATGATTGCCCCTTGTTAAATATTTTCGGGGTGAGGTTCACTCTCCCGATGGGGCAACCCTCTGCCCCTCTTCTGCCAACCTTGTCGGCAGTAGCACAATCTCCTTAAGGGCTCTTATCTCCCCTATCAGAGAATTGGCTTTTGCTATGTCAGCCTCCCCATGAATGAGTTTTGCTGATAATATCTCTTTTCGTTCCTCGATCAAGTTCTCTATGTGACCCGCAAGAGCCATCCATCGAGGGTCGCTTCGGATATTTGCTATGTAATTCCCAGCGTCTATCTCTATCATACTGGAGTTTCGCCACGTTTCAAGCCTTCTGCTACTTGATCCATTTCCTTATCCTGCTGCATACCCTGCATCTCCTCTTGCATCTCAGCTTCTTGTGCTTGCTGCTGAGACTCTTGAATCAGTAAGGATTCCTCTGCAAACCCAGCATTCTCAACAAGCTGGTTCCCCTGATTCATCAGAATCTCCCTCTCGTTGATCTCACGCTTTCTGTCATCTGAGCTTACAGCCATTTTCTCTTGAAGCAAGGACTGCATCTGCATCATCTCGGCTTTCGCTTGCATTTCTGCTTGCATTGCAGCCTGTTGCGCTTGTTGCATCTGCTGAGATTTTGCTTCACTTTCCTCTGGGGTCATCACGAATTCTTCAGGTTCCAAAGAGAACGCTCTGAAGATTGGGCGTATGAACTTGTTGCGCTTGATCTCCTCGTTCAGATCCGGATTCTGAGCAAGTACACTCAACAACCCAATGAGTTGCGTGTTATGCACCTCCTTAGCAACATACTGCATAAACCCTGTACACTCGCAATCGTAATCCCCCTTGAGTGTAGTATCCTGAGTATCAGACATCACCCAATGGTAGATTGCCTTGATATTCCCAGTGATCATCCTGCTCACAGAACGCACAACCTCTGCTGTCAACTTGTTAGCATTGGATTGCAGTATTGACATCCCAGTAGCAGTCTTAGTCTGATATGGGGCGCTTTCTCCCAACCCAATAGCAGATTGCCCTGATGCAAGATCAGCCTGTCTCTCAACCATGCTGATCAAATCGCTCAACCCACTTGTCACATCCGGGATTATCACTGGGCGATATGCCGATTGGACATCGTTACCCGGGCGCACCTTGATGACTTTGCCCGGATATATATTCTCAATGTCCTCCTTGGGATCAAACGCTTGAGGATCAATAACGGAAATCGGGTTTGATGCGAGAGCTTTTCCTTCGACAAGTTGTGCAAACGCGAAGTTCGTAATATCCTGTAAATCTCGGATTGAGAAATAGATGCCATCTCCCCAAACGCTATCCGGGTTTCTCTCCCAATAGCAGAAGTCATACGGGATTCTCCCGTCAAACGGATTTTCAACAACACGGATTACCTTGTCCCCACACACGGTGATGCACATTGGGATTGAATCCCCCTTGTACTTTGAAACATCCGTATAGGGTTCAAGCTCGTCTTTCGTATATGTCCCCCATTCCTCAAGAACCTGATACTTCTTGACACGCTCTCTAGTAGAGTTTGCCCCTTTAGACGGGGATTCAGACTGGTCATACCCAGACTCCTCCCCCTGCCCAGTCTCAAGGACTTCTTCGATGGCTTTCTTGTCAAAGCCAACTTGCTCCTTCAGGGAAACCATTTGCTGCGGGGAATAGAATGCCCTCTGAATCACCCAGTCACAATCCTCAATGGATTTAGCTTCTGGGTTGGGGAATAAGTCCCAAATAGATACTCTTTCTATTGTTGGGATTAACTCCGACTCAAGCAGATCTTCCGCCTTCAAGATTTCGGGATCTTGCTTTGCGCTTTTGTACACGGGATAGTTATACCCCTTGAGGACAATCGACTTGGTAACCCCCGTCCCATACAGGCACATCTCTAGGACAGTATCGTTGACAACCCCAATATAATCTGTTTTTCTGAGGATATCCCGGATTGTGTTCTCCATCCGCTCTGCCCTCATGTCAATTTCATCCCGCATTTGCTCTGGGGGAACCTGCTGAAGATCGGGTGCAGCAAACTTCGGGGTGTAATTCGGGGTAATTGAGAAGGGAACCTTCCCGGATTCAAATAGAAGGGATGTGATCTTTACTCGCGCAGAGTTAACTCTACGTCTAACTAAATGAACGAAGACCCCTCTCTTCTTTGCGAGAGAGAGGACTCCGTTTACTTTCACTGGATGTATTGCTCGATGTGCATCATACGCCTCTCTCCAAGTCTCCTCATCCCCCGCACCAGCACGGTATTCCTTCCCGATAGAGAAGTGTTCCTGTACTAGAAGGGCTAGAGAGTCCTTGGTTTTTGTTGTGGCCTTACTATCGCCACCGTAGTCGTATTCAGCCATATCTTCGCAAAACGAAGGGGGATCAGGCAAACAGGAGGGTCAAGGGGCAGTTCACCTTCACCCCCTATCCATTATGGCATACCTATCACAGCATAGCCTGTTGCATCAGCAAATGCATCTGCCCCAAATGTGAAATCTGCGGTCTGAACCTCCATTGCCCAGAAAGGACATTCCGAATCAAGGTCAAGTTCTGGGAATCTAGCATTAGCCTGAACCGTGACAATCTCTCCTGCATATCCACGAATTTGCGCAGAACCATCAACTGTCAAAACGCATTTCGCAAAACTTCCCGCAGGGATATTCAAGCCAGCTATAGACTGCCGCACAGTCCGTGCAGATGAAGAACTGTCATCAGTTAAAGTCTTAGTGGGATTCGCTGTAGAAGGAGCCCCAAGATCGCCCCCAGCAGTCAAGGTAAAGTCATTCCCTGCTGTCCTGAGATTGACCTTCCCATTCGTTGAGGCTAGAAGATAATTGAAGGCAACCCAGTCAATCGTACTGGTTGGGCTGCCATTTGCCACAGTAGGGTCAGCCCATATAACATGGCTCCCTATCGTATCTCTCTGGCCCTTATGCCAGAATGTGGATTGTAAAGACATATCGTCCTTTCAAATTATGAACGGTTAAAAAAAAGAACCGGGATGTGTCCATCACACCCCGTCCATATTATCGTTATAGCATATCGAGAATGAATGTCAACAAAAAAATCACTCATACTGAAACAA